AGTAGATATATAATACCCACTACAAATGTCGCTTGCTATCCAACGATCCTCTGAATTTTCTGCCTCTTCTGTAGGCTTTTCAAAACTCCGTAAGAATAAGAATGGCGGTAAGACCGTCTACTTGAACGGTGGCGACAACAAAAAACTCTACCTTCAACTCCCATTCATGCGTTCCCCATATGGACTCAGTGCGTTCACTGACGAAGGCACTGGACGCACTACTTATTCTCTTGACCTCAGCTTTGACTCTGATAATGCTGAAGCGATGGACCTTCATGACAAGTTGAAGGAGCTTGATGAACTCATCGTCAACACTGTCGCCGAGAACTCCAAGGAATGGCTCGGTAAGGAGTTCAATGTCGCGGTTCTCCGTGAAGCTCTCTACAAGCCAATTGTGCGCCCAGGTAAGGAGCCATATCCATCTACCCTCAAGCTTAAGATTGCCACTAAGCCGGATGGTACTTTCGTCCCAGAAGCTTACAGTATGCAAAAGGAGGCTGTCCCCCTTGACAGTGTTGAGAAGGGACAAAAGGCTATGGCTATTGTTGATGTCAGTTCCATTTGGTTCATTGACAACAAGTTTGGTGTGACGATCCGTCTTCAACAAGCTCTCCTTGAGCAATCCACCAAGCTCCCATCCTTTGCTTTCCAAGGTCTTGACCTCCCAGAAGAGGATGAGGTTGATGAAGAAGAAGAGGAAGTTGAAGTAGACGAAGAATAAATAATTAAATTGTAATCAAATAATTCCTCAAATTTGATATGAAACTTATGAATCAAGTTACATATGAAGTTATTCTCTCAAGAAGAATTAAGATAGATGTTGTCATACCTAAGTAATCTATATTTCAGTAGATATCGTAACAGAATGAATTTCATTGAGAATCAAAAGGATCTTACAGAAGTTATCAGGGATGGAGATGCTATCACTCTCATGAAAATGGAATGTGAGATTGTAGAATATGTGGATTATGTGATGCTCAATGAAGGGGATGAGGAAGAATACTTAACTTTTCTGATTGCACAACATCCAGACCACAATGAAGCGTATCATATGTACCAAGCTTTTAGAAAGGTGTGTAGAAAAGAGTCACAATATCACTGGCATGAAATTATGAAAGTTATGGGTCGTTCAGTCATGTGTGGTGCTGTCGTGAGTCAGAACTTAAAAGTGCTTGAACAAGCCATGTTTCATATGGATGAGAAAGAATTAGAAGATCTACTTTATGAGATTGACGTCCCGGAGGTTTCAAAATGGTACGATGAAAAATTTGTTAGTATGTAATAAGTATGGTGAAACTCGCGGACCTCGTCCACATCGCCAACAACGCCAAGACCAGTTCTCAGAAGAACGCGGTCGGTGAAGAAGTTAAGAAATTGATAAGGGGGCAAAAGGCGTGCTACCCAGAACAACAATTTTTTACAAAGATTCAAATGACACCACTCAAGATTAACAAGGCTACCCGACTCAGAGTAATCGGCAAAGGTACGTACGGTACTGTCTTCTATGGATGTCTCGATGACGAATGTAAAACACAAGTCGCCATCAAAGTCACGACAGAACCAAGTGCCCGAATGGAGTATCGCATCGCGGAAAAGTTGAGAGGTATGGGGGTGCCTCGCATGTATCACTTCAAATCGTGTGATCGCGATGATGTTCTTTATTTTGAATACATTGAGGGTGAACCCCTCGAAAAATGGATCAAAAGGAGTCAATCACCCGAAGATTATCGTCAAGTGATTTCTCAACTCATCACAAACTTGAAAGCAATTCACGAAAAGTATCCAAAGTTTAGACACCATGATCTTCATTGGAACAACATTCTCGTATTGAAGGGTAACAAACCCATTATGATTGATTTTGGTATGTCCACGATCGAAGGTATTAGAAACCCAAATGTCGTGAGTGGTGAGTTTAAGAATTCTGGTATTTACTCTGGATCGCATCAAATGTATGACGCACACTACATTCTTAACATCATATACAATTACACAAAATCTGTGCCAGTGCGTCATTTCATGGAAGACCTCTTTTCACGACAATATCTTCTTAGATCATCACCTGTTACCAAAGATTTCCGTCTCCGCCCTCTAAAACACACGGGTCTTCCAACCTATGTCCAAATCTTGAAACACCCATTCCTTCAAGCTAAGAAGAAGATTGCCATTCTCAGAAAGATTATCCCAAAAAAGACTGTGGCACTCAAACCCAAAACACCCGCGAAACCTGCCACCATGAGCGCCATTCGTCGTGCGAGGGCTGTTCTTCAAAAGGAAGCTGAAAAGAAGAAGCTTCCACCAAAGAGACCTGGTATTGCCAAACGCAAACCATCCGTGATGTCACAAGTTCGTGAAATTGAAAAGAAGATTGCGGTTAACAAACCAAAAATATTCATCAACAAGAATGGTGATCTCAAAATTGATCGGCGTAAGTGTCGTCTCTACAAGAAGGAAGAATTAGTCAAAATGTTCAAATTAGATTCAAACTTAACCAAAGAACAAATGTGTAAATTCATAAAAAATATGTAATCGTATAGTATAAAATATGTGGCTTCTTGCTCTCCTCATCCTCATTGATCTTTTGATTCTCTCCCAAACAGGAAAGCGACGCCTTGATGTTACCGTCAGTGCGTCAGTTTCAAATGGAGAACAGTGGACTATTTACGGGACCATGGGCTGTGGTTGGACTCGTAAACAGTTGGAGTACATGAAAAAGGCTGATAAGCCATTCAAGTTTGTTGACTGTGAAAAAGAAGGTTGTTCAGGCATGGAAGCCTTCCCAACTCTTGTTAGCCCCAATGGGGAAAAGATCGTGGGTTACAGTGAGATTTAAGCACGGATAATGCTCAAAGAGAGAGCGAGGATGAAAGCATCAAGCATGGTAGAAATTGGCTTGAGAACGGTAATGTGCTTCACAAGGGATCGGTTCCACGCGAAACGGAGAACGAAGGTCGCGATAAGAACGTTAAGAATGAAGAGGAGAAGCTCGGTGAGCATGTCCGACTTGGTTTGAGACTTGGCGACACGGTCGAGGACTTGCATTTTACTTATTAATGATATTTTTTTCTACATACACTACAAATGAAGGACCTCCCTCTCAGTGGGTCTGAAAGAAAATTCACCAACAAACGTTGGGGAACTTCTACTGGTATAGGCAATAACAATTGTTATGCATATGCCGTGGGCGACTATGAAGCGTATAGATTTCAAAAATCTATTCCAGGTGATCGCTCGGGTCTTTCCAATAGAAACCACAACTATACACACTGTACGGGTCTCCCAAAGCGCGTTATTTCGGATAACCCCGCAAAGATATATCGTGTCAAACCCAATGAAAAGTGTAAAAAGGGGTACTATAAGGTGATGATGTTTGTGTGTCCTGGAAGACCGACAAACTATATTCGTCAAGGAGACTTCCACTTCTATGTTCAACACGGTGTCGTAGAATACCGTGTTAAGCCAGGTGATACACAGGAATCTGTCGCCAAATTCTTCAAAATACCTTTGTCGAGAGTCAAGCGTGCTGGTAAGTTTATACCAAATAAGAGAATCGTTTTTAGAGCCAATGTCTTCAGCCACAAGCGGGGGTGGGCCACGGGTCCACTTCTGGTTGATGCATCTGGTAAACCCATTAAGGATCCTCGTAAAGCGGATAGGAACTACCCCGGACTAAACTATGAGACGTACTGCAGCTCATTCTGCGTCAAGGACAAGGGAATCAAGGTCGGAAAGACTCATCCCAAGGTCAGACAGAAGACTGTCTAAATCTAATGTATTTTCAACATCAAAAGACATATCAAATATATCCATTATATTGAAAATGGCTTCACTCTGCAATGACACAGCGTTCGACTGCGCTGTGTAATTGTTCTGAACCGTCACAGTCACCTTAAACTGTGAAACATCAAATACTTTTCTACAAAGTGGACAGGTGTTCTTACCTTTACCTTTCCATTCCTCTAGACAGTGGGAATGAAACATATGCCCACATCTGATCGGAGAATTGGTCCTCGTCGATCTGACGTCATTGAGACATATGGCACATTGTGACATTCTAGAGTATGGGTTTAAAGTTTTTATTAAAATTTACCTCACCTAATAAATCTTGGACATGTCGGTGATTTGATCACACGAATCACACTTACCCCTGGATTGTTCGGGCAACTTGTTAAGAAGTTCTGGACCATTTTTTTGGAGAAGTTGGCGGTAGCTGTAGTTATCCTCGAAAGTGATACCATTTTGCTTCATAATATAGTTATTAGTAAGTTGGGCTGAGGAGTTCATGGTAAAGCATCGACCATCGGCCATTCCAAGTCGTTGAGACATTTTTATTACAATATAATTAGAAATTAATTTGTCGGTTGGTGATTGTTTGAATCCACGAACTGAAACCCTTCTTTCTAAGAAATTCAACCATAGGTTCGCATTTATGCCCCAAGAACACATTAAATATATCCTTTTCTTCTGTTGGCGACACACGGATTTGGGAATCATTATTAATGTGTTGATTAATAATGTTATATGCAAAAGCAATCTCTTTGAGTGTCTCCGCCCCAGTGATGATTATTTTGCCAGTGGAAAAAATACTTGTGGTGATTTCTTTCATATCTTGAGCTGGTTGAAATTTAATCTTTACTGCACTGTATCTATCCGGTTCAAAAGAAACTTTGAAGACATCTGGGTGATTCTCAAAGTGCTGGGCC